AATGGACAACCCCAATTAAATTATCTTTAAAAGGGACAAATGGCGTAGAACCCTTCATTTTGGAAAACCATTTAGGCGTGTCGTAAATTGTTTCAATTATCAACTGTTTTTTCGCTAAATCGTCGGGTTTTTGTCTTATTGTACCAATTTGGTATGGATGCCATTTATAAATAAATCCATCTCTTCCTGATGGAAGAGGAATATGAGACCAATTTTTCTCACACCATTCATTATAAGGTGAATGAATTAATGATACTGATCTACAGCATTTGTTTTCAATGTCGTAATTACCTTGAATCATGGAAATTAAAATGTCTTCACCATTGTCTTTTAAAATCATTGTCGTACCAATGAAACACAATTCACCAGTGGAAGCAGAAACGTATAAACGAATATCTTCAATCCCTTTACTGATAAATAAATTCGGTTTTACATTATCATACTCTTCATGAATAAAGTTTAGGGGATTCTCTATAATAGTGTAATCCATTGGAATATTTTTTTCGTTCAACCTAGAGCATACATTTAATGTCAAAATAGTAGGATCATCATCCGGATAATAGTATCCTCCATTTTCGTACAACCAATAATTAACACATCGGGTATTCAAATAAGACTTTCCTAAATATTGTACATATGATGAGGACATAGGTCGATATGGAGATAAATTTGGGTAATCATATGAATGTATTTTGGTCCCGTTCATATTTTGCACATTTTTGTACATAAATACATCAGGTAACTGTAACATCGAATCATCATGATTACCAGGATACCATAATGGCTCCCATTCTTTGACACTTGCTTCTAAATATGCCCAAAAATTGACTTCCCATGTAAGCACGTTTTGACTCTTTTCTACAAACGAAAGAAAATGCGTGCAATATAACTCATACATGTGTTGAAACGCAAATTTAGATCCAAATAAAAAAGACCCACAAAAACGCCAACACACATTATTGACAAAAGATTGTGATTCGACATCAGTTACTGTACTCCAACAGCCTGGAATATACATCCGTTTATCATGATCTACAAATAAAGTTTGTCCTAACCTACATGCAATTAATAACTGTAAATAAATAATTGTATTTTCATTATGTATCAACTCCGACAATACATGGAAATCCAAATAAGCCAAATGTGTGCAGTATATTCGATTCATTGTATCATAACAGCAAAAAACCTTTTGATGTGTGTACCATAAATATTCCTCTGTGTCTTTTTCCGTGCTTCTTTCTTCTGGTAATTTCAGCTGATCGTAATAATACCACGGCAATTTATTGACTGGTGGTAACACGTACAATGTGATTTTTTTATTGTCCTTTAATATTGTTTCTATATTAGCCATATGTTCATCAGATACATATAAAGAAACATGAAATGGGAATTCTCTCCATTTCTGTACATGACTTTCGTTATACTGAAACATTATGGAAATAAATTGTACATGTTGTCTCTGGTGGTCTGGCATATAAAATTAATGTTTAATTGTACAATAAATATTAGTTTATTTTATCATCATATTTACTGTTTAAATTCTTTTTAGATGAAACAAATTAAACATAACAAGTAAAAACAGGTAATCCTAAATATAATTTACCGAAAAACTAGTACTATTCTACATTATTAGTATGGCTATTACACTAGTAACCGCGTATGTTAATTATTATCGTACTCCGATTATTAATCATAAATTCCGACTAAGATCCTTGTACAAATTATTTTTATTAAAAATGCCCTTGATAATATTTGTATCACCAGATTTCGCTAAAATAGTTGAAGAATTCGTAGAAAAACAAGCAATCACTATTAAAGATAACATTCGTTTGGTTTTTTTGACGGGATCCTTTTTTGAGACATCGTTTATTTATTTAACTGCCACATCGGACAAATATACAGAGCCGTTGCGGTTGCCGATGGAACGTTTCGAACCAAAAGATACATTTGATTACATGTGCTATCTGAATACCAAATTCGAATATATGAAAGAAGCTGTACATATTAATCCATTTCAAACAAGTCATTTTGCATGGTGCAATTATGAATTATTTCGTAAGTGGGATTGTCCGGGTATTTTAAATTATATTAATTCTAATGGATTACCGATTTTGAATCATCGTCCTCCTACAGAAACACATTTAGAAAAATCATGGAATATAGAAGATCAGATATTTTTCCCCGGTTGTTACCCCGAAGGAAAATATACAAGAAAATATCTATGTAACAAAGTTTGTTGGCGCTATTGCGGAGACTTCTTTTTAGGAACAAAAGAATCAGTAATTAAACTGCATCAATTATATTTGCATCACTTTCCTCATTTCATTGACACTTATAATACTATGATTTGGGATATGAATTTTTTGACATATTTAGAACAAGAAACCGATTGGTATCCATATGTATATTACGCCGATCACTCTACTAAATTAATCGAAAATTTCCCTCTATTTACGTTTGCTAATAAAACTCGACCTTATAAATCACTGTATTATGATTATCCTACAGTAATTCATTATAATCCATCTTCTGGTTCAATGGTAAAATATAACGATAAAATGGTGTTCAATGTACGGTATGTGAATTATTGGTATAAAACCGATGGTCATTGTGTTAATATGGACGACACCAAGAAAACCATTACAAAAAATCGAATGTTTTATTTGGATCCTAAAACATATGAAAAAACATCTAAATCTATTGTTGTAAGTGAGGAATTCATTGGATTACCTGAACCTGATGATAATGAAAATTTCCAAGGGATTGAAGATATACGGTTGTACGTACATAAAAATGAATTAAAGTTCCTAGCAACTACAGTAAATTTTAGTGGTTGTGCAAATAATCGTATGATATACGGAACTTATTTAGTAGAAGACGATAGTGTATTTTTAAAAGACGCAAAAGTTATGAAAACGAGATTTCCCAGGTACAAAGAAAAAAACTGGATTCCATTTCAATCCAAACGAGAACCTGACGTTGAATATTTTATTTATTCGTGGTACCCATTTAAAATGGGAATCATGGAAAATGACTATTTCAAAGTTACCCATAGTTATGACAATAGTTTTCCGATTAACACTATTACTATACGAGGATCGTCAAATATATTATATGATCATAATAGTTATATAGCGTTAGTACATGTTAGCGAAGAAAACTCCTTACCAAAACGATATTTTCATATGTTGGTTTGGTTAGATGAGGAATCCTATTGTCCATTACGACATTCTAAACTATTTTACTTTGATCAATATGGCCCTGAATTTTGTCTCTCATTCGATATCCAAAATGACAATTATATTTTCTGGATATCACGTTATGATCGTGATCCAGTAACCCTTTACTATCCTAAAAAATTATTTCATTAGCTAGAGAGAGTTTCTAAAATTGAAAAAGAATTAATCCATCGAAGAGTACAAATAAGTACAACTATATATATCCATATACAGTTCTAATATCCCATTTTTACGAAACAAATTAAACTTAAACATAAAACCAGTACCAATACCAATACAAATACAAATACAAATAAACATGTCAAGTATTACTGAATCAATATCTACTACTAACAATACCATTAGTAAATCACCTAGTTTTGGTGAAAATACTGAAAACATTGTCAAAGATGTAGTACCATCGACTTCTCCAGAAGAAGTCATCAATAAATTCCGAGAGAATCATCCTAAATCTATTGAAAGAATAATGGTATTTGATTTAGAAACAACAGGTAAGAAAACCAGCTCATCTTATGTTGTACAAATGAGTTATATCATTTACAATGTAAAACAAAAAACGTTTGATAAAAGCGTCGATAGAATAATCAATGTCGGTCCAAGGGTATTTATTCCTCCCGAAACAATCGCAATTCACAAAGTCACTCCTGAAATAAGCAAAACACAAGGTATTCCGATGTTGGATGCATTGAAAGAGTTTTACGATGATTATTTATCAGTAGATCTCATCATTTGTCACAATATTAAGTATGACATACCCATGATTCATGTTGAATTACAACGTCATTGGAAAAGTATGGAGAAGACACATCCATATGCTCTTAGTTTGTTTAATCCTACTTTTATGAGAGTACGTGGTATTCAATCATTATGTACAATGCTAAACACTACCGATATTTGTTGCATACCCAATAAAAATCCTAAGTTTTCCACCTATAAATGGCCTACCTTAATGGAACTGTACAAACACCTATTTACTGATTCTCCCACCAATCTTCACAATTCAATGATCGATTGTTTAGTTTGTCTTCGTTGCTACTTATCGATTTGGTTGAACGATCAAATGACCAATTCACAATTCGAAGAACATTGCAAACAGGTAACTTTACGCTAATAATTATAAAAAAAAATATTTTTAATAATTTAATTAAATTTGTGCTATTTTTTTATCAATGATTTATATTAGATTACTCAATTTCATTGCACGTATTAATCTAGTAAGACCAATACCACCACCAGATCTTTCGAAAAAGTCAAAATCCAGAAATTCGTCTAATTCTTTTTCAACTCTTTCTTGTGTAAATAATTCAAATAATTTTCCAGAATATCCTCCTTTACTAATGGTATAAAATTGTTCTTTCATTTCTTGTTTATCCGTAGAACGCTGGGCTGATCCAATCGTTTCCATACCCCATAATAATACATCTACTTTTTTTGCAGTTGTTTTATCATGATCGTGTAATTTCATATTCCAAAAAGGCGATGTTTCTAAAGGAAAATCTTTCAAGAAAACAACTGGTCCGTTTTCTTTACATAATTGCTCTTCATGACTATTTTCCAGCTCTTTTACTTTGTATTCTTCCGCAGTTTGACGATAATCTACTTCTTTCATCGTTTTTTCATCGAATCCTAAATGTGTCAATAATTCACGTTCCATTTTCAACATTTCTTCCATATCACCTTTTATTTCAAACTCGAACATTGGAAATATTATTTCATGTCTTCCTGGAACTGGATTTGGTTCGTTACGATAACTAGTACTAACGCAAAAATATCCAGGGGCTCTATCAGGTTGTTTTAGCATTTCGTATTCTAACCACATTTGTCCAGTTTGTGGTAACGGATATATTTTTCCTGCGTACTGATAGGTTGCGATTGTTTCAGGATCTTCACATGCAGCTAAAATACTTAAGCGATTTTGTGTATGTACTTCTAAAAACCCTTTGGTTGTGAAGAATTCGCGAAGCTTGGAAACAACAGCATGGAAGTCAGAAGAGTCAATTATACTCATTGAAATAATAAAAGAAAATATTTTTTATTTTTAACCAATTTCTTTTTTCCTAAATATCTTTATTTTTTATGGAAAAAATGGGCACATTTAGAGAATTCGTAAAAAAAGATACCAATTCATCATTTTTGTATTCATGGATATATTTAATACATTTAACACCAGCCGCCAGTAAAACCCGAGTACAAATAATACACGGATAATGGGTTATATATGCAGTACAGTCATTACAACTTACACCACGTTTAGCACAATCGGCTATTGCATTTTGTTCAGCATGTACAGTGGCTTCTTCGTGATCATTTCGTACAATCGATTGATGAGGACATCCCGGTAAGAA